CGCATAAACCCATTCATTAGTGTTTGGGTATCATCCATATTCTCTGCAATCCCTACACCAAAGATACTGTAAGGGTTCATCTCAAAGGGAGATGCAAAGTAGGGAATGTATGCAGGAGTAAAGGGATTCATTACAAGACGTAGTACTTGTCCATTACAAATCCAAGCATTGACACTTAGTTGATCAACATCTTTTAGCTCTTTAGGGATATCTATTTCTTGTTGTTCTAGTATTTCTCTATCTACAAAACCCCAGAACTCAAGTACCTCAAATCTATCTACACTATACCCTTCTGAGTCATCTTCCATAATGTGTTCCCACCATTCTTTTTGGTAGGACTCACCAAGGTTAAGTGAGTTGTCGATTGCATTTTCACGAAAGTAAGGACGGTTCTTTAATGAACGTAGCTGTGAACGTGACATCTTATGACGCTCAATAATATACTCAGCCTCTTCCATTGTAGATGCATCTGGATCAGGATAAAAGTTCCATATAGATACACTAGTCGTTTGAGGTATTGTTTTAAAGGTAGGAGTGTAACTACCTTCTTCATCCCAGTTAGGATATTCTTTGTCTACAGCAAACGGACCCTTCATAATACCTGTACCAAACAAAGCAGTCTCAAAAGCAGCAGCACGTAAATGCTTTTTAGCATGAGACTCTTCTAGTTGATCATGTATTTTCTTTTCCATTTTTTTTGCTGCTACATCAGCAGGGTGGAATTGAGGAGAGGTGGGAGTTTTAGCTGGACCAGTCTGTAATTTATCTATAACTGGTTCTAGTGGCGATTTTAGTCCACTAAGTCGTTCTTTAAAATCTTGATATGTTTCACCAGGAAGTAACTCACCCATTTCTTCTTGGGCTTTTTGTGCTTGTGGATTAGTTTCAAAACTAACTGTTTCTTCTACATTGTCTGGTAAGACTGTAGGATCAATAGTAATAGGAAACTTGTTGCCACCAAAGAGTACTTCAGCAATTTGACCATAAGCAGCTAGTACCTTAGTCTTAGTTACCTTAACAAATATCTTAGATTTTTCTGTGGAAGTAAATTGGACATCAGGGCCATATAAACCACGGTAGTTTCTATAAGCCTGTACCCACCGTTCTTCATCTATTCGTCTGGAAGTTTCTGCTTTAGAATACTTTTCTTTTACAAAACTTACTATTTGTCCTGCCTTTGGATCAGAGTATTCTTCTTCTTTTACATCATCAATGGCAGAAGTTTCCTCCATGTCCATGATCATGTCTTCAAATTCTTCTTCCATAATATATCCTTAATATCCAAATGTTGAATCTGACATTTGAAACCCTGAGCCATGATTATTAGGATCAAAATCAAATAGATTGCTTCTTGGTCTAGTCATTATACCATAGCGTATGGCATCATACAAGTGATCTTCTGAATGTGTATCTACATCTTCTGGGTTATTTTTATCAAGAGGAAGGGCAGGTAATTGAGATACGGTGTTAATACAATTGCTGAAAAACACCAGTCTAGGTTCTTCTGTAAATTCATCTACTTGTAATCTCCTGTGTAATTCATTTTTACCTGCAATACGAGAGCCTCTTGATCTATCAGATGGCCTCCACCTACAGCCCTTCATAATCATTTGTTCTGCTAGGCTAGGTCCAGTATCACCACGGTTATGCCAGAGTGAAGAGTCAAGCACTCCGTAACGCATTTTCTCACCATCTTCTGCTTCTAGTATCATATCAGCTAAGTCTGTAGCAGTTACTTTAGATACATACATTTCTCTGTATACAACTAGTTGCTCTGAAGGTGTTACAGCAACCCAGACTACTCCTGTGTGAGAACCATACCCATAGTCACATGCTCTAAACCTTGTCCAGTTTCCAGGAATATCATAGGGTTCTACTACATGGATTTTACGATTAAACTCAGGGAAAGCTGCCCCTTCATTAATATCCCAATCTCCCTCAAGTAATTGTCTACGTTGGTGTTCAGGCAAAGATAAAAGGTTAGCTTCGTACATGCCATCATCAGAAAGGTAGGGATTATCAAAAAGTGTTGCAGGTATAAACTTACGTTTAAAGAGTGGTTCACCTTCACGGGTATGACCTTTAGGCCACTTAATTACCTCACCACTGTCTATATCTGTAGCCCAATAAGACTTGTTGTGTTCAGCAGGGTCAATAAAAGTTTTCTTAACCCATTGGTGTCCTGGGCCTCCAGGGTTGCTTGTGGCTCTCATGTAGAGTGGTAGACCACTATCTTTAGTAGTACGTAATCTTGAGCGCATGTAGTTCCAAGGGTAAGGCGTAGGCCATTGGGTTAACTCATCAAACCCTATCCAGTTAAAAGCCTGTCCTTGATATCTCATAACGTCATCGTCACGATCAAGATAGGACATCCAAAGTGTTGCACCTGATGGGGCTACCCAAGTCTTATCTCTTTCCATAAACTTAATTCCAGGAATAGCTTTAGGGTAGAGTTGTTTAGATACAGAGATAAGTTCTCTTAGTTCTTCTGTACTACGTCTAACAAGTAGCATACTAGCGTGAGGATTGTTAAAATATCTAACAGGATCAGCAACTAAACTGTAGCTCTTTCCACCCCCTGCACTGCCACCATATAGTACTTCTTGTTCTGTAGAGGCTAGAAAGGCTGTCTGTGGTCCAGGGTTAGGTTCAAAGATAACTTCTCTAGGTGTTTCTAAGACTTCAGGCTTAAGAAAGACTTGGGGTTTCTCTACCACTTTGGATTTTGGCTTCGATTTTTTCTGCTTTCTCAAGGGCTTCTTTGTATCGCTGGGCAAGGTAGCGTTTGTTTGAAGCTGCTGTCTTACGCTTTTGCTCAATTTTAACTCTCTTCATTAAACCCACATGGGATATATACCTACCTGACTGAGTACTTAGCCAGTTTGCTACATCACGATAACTATACTGTTTTAAAAACTTCTTTGCTTTCTCATACAGTTCTAGTTCATCTTCTATTGGCAGTAGTATATCTAAGTCTTCAGGGTCTTGTTTGTAACCAAATGGTATGTGTCTTCCTATCCTAACGACAGGATGCCACTCAAAACCATTCTCTGTAGTTTCTGGTGGCGGTAGTTGCCACTGTTTAGTTATCTTCATTTTCTTTGGGTGGTAAAATAAACAAAGGGCTTTCAGATTTAACTTCTACTTTTTCAGTCTTAACAAAGCCAGCCCTGTCAAGTAAGTCTTTAGCTGCTGCCATTTTTTCTTTATTACCTAAGTCTGTAGGGCTATCAAGTATTTCCATCATAGACCATGCTGCCTGTGGCCCCCGTGTTGCAAGAAACTTTTTAGTTAGTTCTGCAACTTCATTCTGTAAAGAGTTTAGAATACTTGTAGAAGATATACCATTAGCATACCCAGCAATCTTAAGTGCTTTTACTGGATTACCCTGTGCTTCTTCAAACAACACATCTAAAAACTTTTGTTGTTTTTCTGTGAGGTTACGGGTCATGTTGTCACTTTCCTATAGGCTCTGGTTTTTTTTGCAACTTTTTTAGGTTGAGGTACATGCTGCTTACCTGCCTTAGTGCCTTGTCGTTTAGCTCTGGTTGTAGCGGCATACTCACTGGAGCTAAGAGACTTAATAGCCTTAGCAGGTAAATACCGTTCACCAGTTTTAGCACTAGGCTTGCCACTCTTAGTACGCCACTTTTGTTTGGACCATGATTTTAAACTCTTCTGTGATTTAGCTAAAGCCATATTAACAGCAATCACACCCTTCGTGACACTTTTTATTTAACAAAGCACACCATAATCTTTTAAAATATTTTCTCATTTGTAACCACCACCTTTTGCTTTATATTTTTTAGCTACCATTTGAGCTTTACGTGCAGACCACTGACCAGGTTTACCCCCTGAAGAGCCAGCCTTTACAGAAGCTACAAGAGACTTACGCATACCAGGCTTAGTATAATTACCTGCTGCATTGACGGTAGATTTTGCTTTCGATTTCGCCACGGGTTATTCCTATATCTTTTAATTGATTGTCTGACATATTCCGTAGCTGCCAGTGAGCTACTCTTTTTTCTTGAGTGATTTGAATCATTTTGATTAATTTTCTAAACATGCACTATCTCCTTTTAATTGCACTAGGGATAGTTTTACATATTTTAGTATAAATTAAAACAGATAATAGTGCAACCCCGATATGCAATTATATCAGGGTTGCACTTTTTTTAAGAGAGTACTGCTTTAACCGTTACGTTGTCACTAGTAGCTGCTAAGATATTCATTATAACAGCATTCCCAATAGCGTCAGGTATTGCAAGAGTGTAATTACCTGCCTCTAGTTCTAAATCGTTAGCACCACAGTTTGCTTCTGCAGCACCAAAGTTAATTAAAAACTCTTGGTCAGCGTGAAGATGTACAACCCTAAAACCAGTACAGGTAAAATGTGCAGTGTTACCTGCAGTATTATCTACGGTTACTTTTGTTTGTACACTCCACTGTAACGTGTTAGGTTGGAATGTGCCTACGGAAGTTGACATGTATCATTCCCCCTTAATGTACTGAGTATTCTAGTTCAACAGTAAATCGACCTGCAGATGCATCACCGTTCATAGTGGTAGTAGCAAACACGTACAAGTGTGTATGTGCAATAGCTGCTTGTACTAGTGGATCAAATATATGATACCCTGCTGCATCTAAATTAAGGTCTATCTCAGTTACTGAGTCAGTAGCAGAAATACGTGGATTAAATGATGCCACTCCTGCACCTACAATTTCAGTGCCTGATGATACTACAGCAGCATTAGTAGCAATGCCAGAAGTAGGGTTAAGTGCTAAACCACCTACAAGTGTTGGTCCTGCAACAGTAGTAATAAATACTAATGCACGATGAATAAAGAACTTAGTAGGAGTTACAATACCTGATGGAGTAGATGTATCTAATGTACCTAGTTCTACAAGACAGTCACCATCTGCATAAGCAGCACTAGTGTTTGTATCTGCTAGTGAACCTACAAATGTTTGGATCTTACGTGTTCCAAATGAATGTAGTAGTCCTGTACCTGTAATAGAATCAGAAAAAGTTCCTGTTCCTGTTATATCTATACCATTACCAAATGTAATATTGCTTTCATATTCCTCAATACCTTGAGTGAGTGTAGTTGTTGCCATGATTATATTCCTTTTTTGTGTGGTATTACCACGTTACTTGTTCCTGTGGGTACTCCACTATTTTATAGTTATCGACTAAAAAATTAAAGTGTTTCTACCTAGCACCACTTTTAGCTGGAAGTTTTCTTGGTCCTTTAGCAAGCCTACTTGGGTCAACGCCTTGTCTATCAGCTTTAGTAGTAAATTTTCCAAAAAAACCTTTACCATCTTTAAATTTTTTATCTCTTAGCCTATGTTGCGTAGCAGATACTCTTGTAGCAGGTAAGCCAAGAGCACGAGCTTCAGATTTTGAAAGTGCCATATAGTCTGCAAATGTATTTTTTTTCATCCACATTTCACCTGTTAATTTTACTGTAAATGGAAATTTAGGTTTTTCACCTTTAGTCACTCTTGTCTTTCGTGATTTATTTGCAGTAGAACTTTCTACTATTTTTTTTCTATTGGCAGCTAATTTTTTCTTGTTATCAGCTATTTTTTTATTATTAGCAGCTATTTCAGCATCAACTGCTTTTTCATTAGCTGTTTTTGTTGATCCCCCAGATGTTGGTTTTGCTCTAAGGGTACTAGCTTTAGGTCTAGCAGATTTTTTAGGTGCTAATGGTTTTTTAAGGTCTTCTGCATAAACAGCAGCCATAAGTTTACCACTTTTATCTGTGTAATATAAAGCCCCAGCTTTTTTAGCAGCGGCAATACTTTTATATTTTTTACCTTTTGCTTTCTCAGCAGAAAGACTAGACCCTTTTGATTTAATCTTTGCGTTAAGATATTCTCTAAGACTAGCCATTATTACTTACCTTTCTTTAGATTATCTACTTGAGATTTAACCATTCCACCAACATTGTAAGTCATTACCTTGCCACCTTTAGCATAGGCTTTCTTTTTCATCTTCATGTTGGCCCCGCCCATTGCGTAACCTTTTTTAGCCATACCACCTTTTTTCATACCTTTTTTCATGTCATTTGCACCTTTACCATCTGC